CAGAGCGGCAGCAGGAGATGCAGAATGAACTGGAACAAAAAGCCAGAGCCTATGAGAACCTCAGAGATTATGCCGATGGGCTGGGAGCCAGCCGAGGAACGAGCATACGCGAGATTTATCGGGAAGTTCCTGCTCCTGCCCCTAGCTGCGCTGCTCCTGATAATGTTGTCGGGGTGCTCCAAGGCGGTATCGATAACGCCAATGCCGCCGCCTCCGGCGAACCTAGAGAGTAACTGCCGCCCACTCGACAATGTGCCTGACCCGCTGATTGATCCGGAGCGGGCGTTGTGGGAAAGCCAATTAATCGCTCGTTACATGGAATGTAGTGTAAAGCACCGCTTGACGATTGAGGCTTGGCGGGCGGCTGTGCAGATCGACAAAAAGTGATATAAGGGGCCCGCTATGTCTACGACGATGACCTTCACTACGCTCCAGCAGGACGTCCGGCGCTATCTTGAGCGTGGCGCTTCGGCAGTTACAGACCCGATCGTATACGAGCAGATACCTCGTCTTATCAATCTTGCTGAGAGACGCATCGCCCGCGAACTCAAAGTTCAGGGCTTTATTAACGTCGTAACTTCCACCCTTACAACAGGCCAGTCAGTATACCCAAAGCCCGATCGCTGGCGCGACGTGGTATCTATGAACATCGGCACCGGCTCTGGAAACAATACACGCAAGACGCTTTTCGGGCGTTCGTACGAGTACATACGCAGCTATTGGCCGGACGCCACCGCGACATCTCAGCCAGAGTTTTATGCAGATTATGACTACGATCACTGGCTTTTGGCTCCCACGCCGGACGCAGAATACCCCATGGAGGTCGTCTATTACGAGCTGCCTCCGCTTCTAAACGACAGCCTGCAGACAAATTGGATGACGGAATACGCGCCGCAGCTTCTGCTTTACGGCACGTTGCTAGAAGCGACGCCTTTCCTCAAGAATGACGAGCGCATAGCCGTGTGGCAGCAAATGTACGACCGCGCAGCTGCCTCTCTTAATGGTGAAGATATCGGCAAAATCTTAGATCGCGCCTCCGTGCGCAAGGAGGCGTAAATGACCTACACACAGGTGTTTGGCGGAAACACCATCTACCCTTCAGACGTATCCTATAAGTCTTACACACTAACCAGCGACATTACGCTTAGCTGGCCTATTGAAAGTGCGGCTACTGGGAACGTTGTCGCCCGCATAATTGACGTATCGGCTGCTAGTGCACAGAGCATTACAATGCCTCCTGCAGACGAGACGGGCGTAGGGCAGACCATCCTGTTCAACAACGTCGGCGCGGCGACTGTAACCGTTAAGAATAGCGCAGGCGGTACGCTGCTTAGCATCTCTTCGGGGGCGCAGTGGGAGCTGTATCTGACCGATAACAGCACGGCAGCAGGCACGTGGCGCTCGTATCGCTTTGGTGCCGCGACGGCAAACGCCCAAGCTTCTAGCCTCGCGGGATCCGGTCTTACTGCCACAGGCTCCACCCTCGCGCAGCAATACCAAGTCGACACTTTTGCTTCTAACTACACGGCAGGCGCGTCCGATCGAGCCAAGATGTATGTGTGGACGGGCAGCAGCGGAACGCTTTCCCTCCCCTCGGCTTCTGTAGTTGGAGATGGCTGGTTCTTTAACGTGCGCAACGCCGGAACCGGCACTTTGACAATAGACGCAGACGGCACCGATCTGATAAACGGCGGCGCTAACATAACGCTGCAGCCCGAGGACAGTGCCGTAATTGTTAGTGACGGTCTCGGCTGGTATACGATCGGGCTCGGCCAGCGCGCTGTCTTTGCGTTTGACTACACATCTGTAGCGGTAACCGGGGGCAACTACACGCTTTCTGGTTCTGAGTTGAACCGAATTGCATACGAGTTCGTGGGCACCCTGACGTCCGACGCAGTGATTATCGTTCCGCCAACGATACAGCAGTATTGGGTTAGTAACCTTACCACCGGTTCTTACACCCTGTCTGTAAAAACGCCATCGCAAGTAACGCCGGTATCTGTTGGGCAAAACCAACGCGCTATTCTCTACAGCAATGGCAGCAACGTCGTAGATGCCGATACGTCTAGCGGTGTGTCCACGCCGGTTGGCATAGCTGACGGCGGTACTGGAGCTACCTCGGCTTCCGGCGCACGGATCAATCTTGGAGGTACGAGTGTAGGCATAGCCCTCTTTACTGCGTCTACGCAAGCAGATGCTTGGACGGCACTCGGTATCGCGCAAGCAGGGACCGTAGACGGCGGAGTATTCTAACGTGCCGGAAGAGATCATCCGCATTCAATCGCAGGCGGGGATCGCTCGCGACGGCACCGCTCTTGCCAATCCGTTTTACACAGACGGGCGTTGGGTGCGCTTCCAGCGCGGCCTCCCACGCAAGATGGGCGGCTACCGCTCTATCAACAAGTACGTGGAAGAGATCGTGCGCCAACTGCACGAGTACACCCAAGACGAGCGCACATATCTACACGCTGGATCCGCAAACAAGTTGGAGCGCCTTTATATCGACGGTGCGTTCAACACTAGCGTCATAAGCGATCGCACACCTACGTCAGGCTTCACCGCCAACGATAGCAACATGTGGCAGTTTGCGGCCGCGTACGACACCACTAACGGCAACCAAATTGTCGCCCAAGTAGCGCCAAACTTAGGCTGCATATGCAACACTGCAGGCGGTGCGCTGTTCACGGGCGACTTGCTAGGCACCGCGGCGCTAACAGCTGTTTCAGCCGTACCGGCTAATTTTGACGCAACGGGAGGCGTAGTGTCGCTAGCGCCCTACACTTTCGTCCATGGCGCAGATGGCTATGTGGCTTGGTCGGTGCCTAACGCCCCTGCGGACTACACTGGGAGCGGAGCGGGCAACGCATACATAACTTCCCAGAAAATAGTGCGGGCGCTTCCGCTTCGCGGCGGTCCCAGCAATGCGCCGTCGGGCCTATTCTGGTCGGCAGACAGCCTTGTCCGAGGAAGCTATGTGGGCGGGACAGCAGTGTTCAGCTTCGACACACTGTCGACGCAATCGTCAATCTTGTCGTCAAACAGCGTGATTGAGTACGACGGCGTCTATTATTGGGCGGGCACAGACCGCTTCTTAATGTTTAACGGTGTTGTGCGTGAAGTTCCTAACACATTGAACTTAAACTTCTTTTTTGACAATCTAAACGAGGAGCAGAGGCAGAAAGTCTTTGCGTACAAGATCCCACGCTACGGTGAGATCTGGTGGTGTTTCCCCAAAGGCTCTAGCGCCGAGCCAAACCACGCCGTCGTATATAATGTGCGCGAAAACACGTGGTACGACACCGCCCTTCCCGATAGTGGGCGCGGCGCGGCTATCAGCCCCACTGTTTTCCAAAAGCCACTTTTAACCGGCGTGGATCCGCAAGACTCCACCTTGGACAGCTTCACGGTCTCCGCCGGAGGAAGCGGTTACGTTGCGGGAGACGTTCTGTCGATTTCTGGAGGAACAGCACTCATAGATGCCGAGTTGACCGTCGACACGGTAGACGGAGGCGGCGCTGTTTTAACAGCTTCCATAAGCAATGCCGGCTCGTACACTACGCTTCCCACTAACCCCGCCAGCACATCAGGCGGCACCGGCTCGGGCGCAACGTTTAATCTATCTTTCGTGGAGCCATATAAACTGTGGGTACATGAGGTCGGCGTTGACGTAGTTGACGGCGAACAGGTGTCGCCAGTGCAGAGCTTCTTTGAGACTGCGCCGATATCTCTGGCGGCAAATGGCGCGACTAACAGAGCGCTGCAAGTTCTGATGCTGGAGCCCGATTTCGTACAGACCGGCGACATGAGTGTGCAGGTTACAGGGCGCGCAAACGCCCGCGCTCCGCAAGTTACTGGAGAGAGGCTGTTCTTCCCCGACACGCCTCTCACCCCTCAAGATCAAGTCGTATATATAAAAGATCAACGACGCGAATTGCGTTTCAAGTTTGAAAGCAACACGATCAATGGAGACTACCAAATGGGTCTTGTTCTTGCGCACGTGCGTTCTGGTGACGGGACTACGATAGGCTGATGTCGATAGATCCACGCGGCATGAGTTTACTTGACTGGGCGGATAGTGTAGTTCTGTCCTCTAGCGACACTTGGGATTTCGGACGTTTGGACGATCCTGAGAGTTGGCAAGACTGGGCGGTTGGACTTGTACGCGCGTCCCCTTTTACGCAGCGCGTCCTTCCTGATCCTTATCAATTCACGGACTGGCGCGATTGGGCTATGCGCGCTTACCCGATGCTTGAAGGTGCAGGATAATGGTGTACATTCCGGGCCAGAGTTTTAATCCTTACGGGGCGCCTCCTTTCATGGCGGAAAACACGCCCCTTCCAGAAACTGTGCTGTTCCCGACAACAGCGCCCACTGCGCCGCCTATTATGGGCATGCGAGCGCCGCAAGTTATGCCAGCGCAGCAAATCCCTGCGCCTGCACCAGTCCCTGCGCCAGCACCTACGCCAACTCCGACCCCTGCGCCAGTCTACGACCCCGTCGCAGACATGTTTGTCAGAGGTGCCAACAAGTATGTCTTGGATGAAAAAGGCAATGTTGTTCAAGTGCCGCAAGACACTGGCTTTATACCTGACACGCCCGGCGGTATGGTCAGCACACTTGATCCAAATCTGCGCAATAAAGCAGTCAGCGCCGGCTTAAGTCCTGAAAACATTGCTGCACTAGCTGGCGACATGCGTGTCCCTCCGTCGTATACGCCGCCCACCGCGCCAACACCCCTCAGCGCGTTCCGCAATCCTTCTGAAAACGCCGCCCTCGACTGGATGTCTCTTGACGACCAGCTAGGCTATTTCTTCTCAACTAACGCAGCCAACCCTGCGGACGTGAAAGGCAACCCAAGCGCGTTCGTGCCTCTCGATGAGAACGCAGGCTACCGTTTGTACGACGCTCGCACTGGCCAGTACGTAGCTGAAGGCGTAGGCGCGCAAGGTCTGCAAGACGTTTACTCTATGGCGCAGAACCTATCTGCTACAGGTGGCACAAATGCCGATTGGCGCGTAGAGATGCGCAAGTCCGGTAGCGAGAGTTGGTCTACTATGGCGCGGGACAAGCCCAAGAGCGACGCTCTTGGCAACATTCTTGGCGACATAGCTCTTGGCGCGGGCGTAGGCTTGTTGGGCGCGGCGACTGGTGGGCTAGGCTTGGCTGCGGTTCCAGCGGCGCTTGCGGGCGGCGCGGCAGGCGGGGCGCTTAGTGCAGCAGGTGCGAATGTTACCGACATCGCGCTCCCTGTTGCTGGGGCGATGATTCCCGGTGTCGGCCCCGTACTCGGTGCCACATTAGGCTCTGCGGCGTCTAGCACCGTGCAAGGCCGTTCTCTTGAAGACACATTGTTGCGCGCTGGCCTTACCGCTGGGACAGCGGGACTTATGCAGGGAACTGGCTTGGGGAAAGACATTTCAAGCGCGCTGGGCGTAGGCCAGAGCGCAGCCGAAAGTGCTATAGCGCAAAAAGCCGCTGAACAAGCAGGTAACATTCTTGTAGAGCGCAGCCTTGCCCCGCTTATCGAATCTGGCGCGGGATCGTTAATTTCTTCTGTTTTACCAGACCTTACGGGGACACAGATTGATGTCCCAGAAGTCGCGCCAACTGAAAATCAAATTATTGTGCCGGGAACGCGACCTTCGTCTACTTTTGCAAAAGCTGTTGAACCTTTTGCGTCAGGCGTAGCTAATGCGCTGGGACCAGACGTTATCCCGACGACGGAAGGCAAGCCTATTATTGTGTCGGAAACGCGGTCTACTTTTGACGAAGCCTTCTCGCCAGAATTTATGGAGGGGCTTGTAGGCGCTACGGCTGGAGCAGGCGTCCCGACGACGGAAGGCAAGCCTATTATTGTAGAAGGGCCGCTCCTAGAACCTATGCCCG